GGTCAATGCCGGCGATGAGAGAGTCAGGGGAAACCCTGGCGGTATCTATCCCGATAGCAAAGGCGATCACTGGAACATTGCTGGCGAAGCGATCCCGTATGATAAGGCCTTTGGCAACGGCCTGCAGTATCCACGCGAGGGTGGTGGACCTCCTCATGAAGTCATCAACTGCAGATGCACGCTATTGGCAGTGTCTGAAAAAGATCTGAAACGCCTTGGCATAAGGAAGGCTTAACCATGAACATAGCAGCAAAGATTGAATCAGATTTCTGGGCCAAACAGTTTTTCCTTCGGCATAAAAAGCTCAAAGACAATAGCCTATACATCGAAGGCTATGCGAACATGGCAACGATGGATCGCGATGAGGAAATAATTCCAGCCCAGGCCTGGGATCTCAAGAGCTTCAACAAAGCCGGGGTTATCCTGTTCAACCATGACCAGAATAAGCCGATCGGAAAGCCGGTCAAAGTCGAAGTGAAAAACGATGGCCTCTATATAAAGGCCCGTATCAGCTCGAGCGATGATCCAGAGATTGCCAAGATTCGGGACCTAATCGAAGACGGTGTCCTGAACTGTTTCTCAGTTGGATTCCGCGCAAAAGATCACAACAGGCTTTCCGGGGGAGCTTTGGAAATTACCAAGGCAGAACTTTTCGAAGTCTCGGTTGTCTCCGTTCCTGCCAATGCCGATAGCGTCTTCAAACTATCGACAAAATACCTGCAAGACGTGACATGCAATCCCATCGTGGAGGAATATCTGGAAATGAAACATGCAAACAAAGTTTTGGCATTCCGGGAAGAGCTGAAGAAGAAAAAGATTAGCATCAAGAAAGCTGAGCAAAAGCTTGTCGAAGCTACAAAAATGCCAGAGGAGATGGTCCAAAGCCTGATGGCTGGAGACCTCGATTTTTCTGATGAGATGAAGAACGTTGTCAAGCAGCTCTTTGGGATCGATATCAAGGAGATGAAGGAAGACCTTGAAGACAATGATATGGAAGCTGAAGTTGAAGATGAGCCAGCACAGGATCCATATGAAAACGTCGACGAACCAATGAAGGTCGAAATAGTTTGGTCTGATGAAGATCTTGCAGCTTGGAAAGATAGGTTCGCAAAAGAGCCAGCCGAATCTGTCTCGGGCGGGGAAAATAATCCACCCGCATGGGTCGCCGATGAGCAGCTATGGGAAAAAGCCAAACGGGCCAGCGAAGCAGCAATCGGATCGATTGACTATGCCTTTGTAGTTTGGTGGTATCTCGATCAGGGTGGGACTCGCAAATCGTTAGAGGTTAGCGAAGAAGAAAAGAAAGCTAAACCTATAACGGTTAAGCAAGCGATGGAACCGATGCCGACTGCTCCGGGTTCAACTGTTCCCGTTGCTCCGATGAGTCAGCAGGAAACAGAACAGAATCCTTATCTTGAGCAAAGCAAGCAAACGAATGTTCTTCTTGGCTTAGCCATCAATTTGTTGCAAACTATGAGCAGTCAACTCGAAGCAATGAACGCGGCCCATCAGATGAAACCAGCTGAGGGTATAACAACTGCTCCTCCTCCGATGGCCGAAAGTCCAATGCCGATGACAGAGACCGCGAAGAATATTAGAGCGGTTTCGGATTACATGACTAAACTGGACCTGCGTCTCAAGGCGCTTGACCTTTAAAAAAACAGGAGTCTGCACAATGGATAAAGAACTGGAAGCGATCCTAGCTAGAGCGAAAGCGCTGGAAGACAAAGTAAGCGAAATGGAAACCAAGTCAGCCAAAGAGAAGGAAACAATATCCACTCTTCTGAGCGGCGGGATTCAAAACATGCCACGCTCCAACGGTGGCTCTGATGAAGCTCGCGCCATGATGATGTTTGGCGTGAAGCATCCTGCTGACCTCATGCACGTTAATACTTCCGACCCACGCTTTAAGAAGGTTCCACCCGAATTGAAGTTTTTGGTTCGTGAGCTGAAGAGAGCTGTGGACGTGAGCCGCTGGACTGCTCAGATGTTCCACGGTGCTCCGCAAGACAAAATCGGAACTGCTTCCGATCAAGACCGCGTCGGCAACGTCAAAGGCCTTCTTGACACATATTATGGCAAGACCGAACTGGCGCCACGTCTGAAAGCATTCGGATCAACTGTGGTCGGCGGCGGTGATGAGTGGGTTCCAACCCTGATGTCATCGAGTTATGTGGAAGAATTCGAACTCGACCGGGTGGTTGAGGATAAATTCCGCGAAATCCCTCTGGGATCTGCTCCCTACGATTTGCCTATCCAAACTAGCGTGACCAAGGCCCGCAAGATTGCTGAAAATACAGCTATCACCAATGCCAACTTTACCACTGGCAAGATTACCTTCTCGCCTACCAAACTTGGCGAATACTACGTTCTGCCAGAAGAGCTTAACGAAGATTCGGCACCAGCGATTTTTGACATTGCACGCTCTGAAGTTGTGCAGGCCCAGGCTCGCGCCGTGGAAGCTGCCATCCTCAATGGTGACTCTGATGGAACTCACATCGATAGTGATACCCAGGCTCTGGGCGCTGATGTTGCTGAGAAGATCTGGAACGGACTTCGCCGAGCTGGTATCGCCAACACTGCGAACGGTGGAACCACAGATTTCACCAACGCTGCCATCACCGAAGCGAACCTTCGCGTCATGCGCCAGCGCATGGGCAAGTTTGGTGTGAACCCTGGCCAGCTCATGTGGATCGTCTCTGCTGTCGGCCTTCAGCAAATGATGGCCTTGCCATCTGTGATCACTATCGACAAATACGGTCAATTTGCCACTGTGGTAACAGGTGAGATTGGTCGTTACCAGGGCATCCCGATCGTCACTTCGGAATACATGCGCTCGGATCTGAACGCGACTGGCGTTTATGATGGCGTGACCACCAACCGCACGGCTTTGCTGCTGGTCAACACTACCCGATACTATGTGGGTATGCGTCGACCCATCCGCGTCCGCGTGATGGAAGATCTGCCAAACCAAGATCGCTGGCTCATGGCTTCTTATCAGCGTAAGGACTTCCAGGGACACGTTCAAAGCGCTACCGAAGTCTCTGTGTCTTACGGTTACAACGTCGCTGTGTAATAGAATTTCCTCCAATGTTGCAAATGCGGGGCGGTTTTTCGAAACTTCCCCGCAACTAACTTTTAGAGCATCAAATGGCCGAGGAAATTCTACGGCTAGGATTATACGAGTCGAAAGCGATCTTACCCTTGATTTCAAGGGGTCCTGGAACATTTACGCAAAAGATGTTCACCGAAGGAAACTCGATTCTTTCGACTGTATTTGTCCAAAGCCTTGATGTTGGCGCTTCTGTTTCGGTCAAGTATTATGATTTCACGACTGGCGGCGATGTTGGAGAGTCTTACCTTCTGCAATCGCATGAGACGATTGTTAGCAGCCTGACTGATGATCGCCAGCTTGTCACGAAGATGCACAATAAGCCCTATGTGGTGGCTACGGTAACGGGTGGAAACGCTATATTCGGCGTTTATGTTACGGTGGTGGTTTCCCAGGCTTCTGATATTGATTCCGCTCTGAAGAAAGAAAACCAGACGGTTGACCTTGTCACAGACAAGGGAATGCCGATCATGGTTTACGATACCACGACTGGCGTCTGGAGATTTGCTCGCGGGGAAGCGGGAATCCAGGATGTTCGAGTCGTTGGTAACGTATCGATAGGCGACCCAGGGACACCTGTCTTTGTGGATTCAGCCGGACTGACAACACCGGGTAGCCAGCAGACTCTTGCGAGCTATACGGTTCCGGCGACCAAGATTCTCAGCCTTTTGTCTGCTCAGGTCATATGCAGGCAGGAGTCAACTTTCGAGGTTTTAGCCGATTCCGTAGTCATTGGATCGGGGAGAACTGGCCCAGCTTCGCCAAATGTTAATTTTAGCTACCGTGTCGCTCGCCAGCTGGTAGCTGGTACACTGGTAGAGGTAAAAGCAACGGCCCGTAGTGGGTCGGGATCTGCTGACATTGAGTGCTATATTCAGGGCACTCTTTCAATTTAAGGCGAGGTGATTCATGGCT